TTTAATTAAAACAAATGATTTTAGTTATTTAAAACAATTACAAGAAGAAGGTCATAAAGATTTTTATGAAGCTGTAAATCATTTGCAGAATGTTCCATTTCAAATAGATAAAGATATGTTTGAGGTTATGGAATTTATTTGGGATAGAGATTTAGGTATAGGTCATTTCCCGACACGTGAAAGTTTATTAAACGAAAACAATAGACCAAAGAATGTTGTTAGAAGTGAATTAGTAGATACAGATAAAGAAGCATTAATTAAATATAAACGTGATTGCACAAATGAATACAAAAATGAAATAGCTAGAATTTCAAAAGTTCTTTCAACATCAATAGCAATTTCAATCATAAAAGAATATTTAAATGAAAATGTTTTTTACCTTGTTTTGTTTATGGACAGGAGAGGTAGAATATACACCGTAGGTAATTATCTAAGCTATCAATCAGATCAAAAAATTAGAAGTGTTATATGTTTTAAAAACGGGGAAAGACTTGGGGACAGGGGTAAGTATTGGTTATTTGTCCACGCCGCTAATACATTTGGTAATGATAAAATATCATTTGATGAACGGGTTAAGTACACAGAAGACAATTTTGAGCTTATGCTTTCTTATGCAGATAACCCATTTGAAAACAGGGGTTGGGGAGAAGCAGATAAACCTATGGAGTTTTTACAAACTTGTTTTCATTTAAAACAATATAAAAAGTACGGGTTAGATTATGTTTGTAATCTACCTATCTCCATGGACGCAACTTGTAGTGGATTACAGATTTTAAGTATATTGTCTAGAGATTATGAAACAGCTTGGAAAGTAAATGTTACTCCATCAGAAAAACCGCAAGACATTTATACTATTGTTGCAGATAGTGTTATAAAAGAAGTTAAAGAATTAGCTGGTCAAGGTTCTTACGAAGCTAACCGTTGGTTGCAATTTGGCATCAATAGAAGCATAGTAAAACGAAACATTATGACATATGTGTACGGGTTAAAACAATTTGGAGCTCGTGAACAGGTGTTTGATGAGTATAAAAAACAATTAGAACTAGGTAAACCTAAAGTTTTAAAAGATGACGGTTTCCAAGATTGTAAGTGGTTAGCTAATATAAATTGGAAACACATACAACAACAAGTACCTAAAGCATCTGAATTAATGGTTTGGTTTCAGAATGTAGCTAAGTTATTCGCACAAGCTAATTTATGTATGAAGTGGACTACCCCTATGGGTTTTAAAGTTACACAAGATTATAGATACTTACAGAAGTTTAAAGTTAAGACTGCTATATCTGGTTCACTAGTTTATACAACTTTACGTAGACAACTACATAAATTAGATACAAGAAAAATGCAAAGCAGTATAGCCCCTAATATTACACATAGTCTTGATGGTGCTTTAGCACAAGCAGTTGCATTACGTTGTAAACACAGTTCAGAACCAATACCAAATTTATTAATGGTTCACGATAGTTTTGCAACTACGGCTAACAAGGTTGATTTATTACATAAATTCATTAGGCAATCTGTAGTTGATTTATTTACAGAAGATTATTTAGTTAAGTTGTATGAGGACTTTGCTAAACAATTACCTAATAAACAAAAAGCATTATTAGAGCCACCACCAGAAAAAGGAACTTTAGATATTACTAAAGTGCTGGAGAGTAAATACTTTTTTATGTGATGGCACATAGTAATAGGTCAAAAAGAGTACGACCTAAGATGTACTCTTGGAAGTACAAGTTAAATCTTGTAAGCCAATATACTAACAACAAATAAAAACTTATGGAAAAAATAAAACTAACAACTTATACAACTCCAGTTGGTACGGCATTTTACCCGTATTTGTTTACGCCAGATACTAAATTTGATGCTAATGGAGTTTACAATGTTAAACTAAGATTAAGTGAAAAAGAAGCAAAACCTATAATTGATTTAATTAGTAAGGAAATAACTTCTGAATTAGCTAAAAATAAATCAACAAAGAAATCTGAATTTCTACCATACAAAAAAGTAGATGGTGGTATTGAGTTTCATTTTAAACAAAAAGCTAAAGGTAAAACTAAAGCTGGTGTTGAGTACGAAAAAAAGGTAAAAGTATTTGACTCTAAAGGTAAAATGATTACTACACCTTTGATTGTTTATTCTGGTAGTACGGTAAAAGTTGCTTATCAAATAAGACCTTATTTTACTAACATACTAGGTTGTGGTGCTACATTAGTATTACAAGCTGTTCAATTATTAAACTTAGTTGAAGGTAATCAATCTAAAGATAATTTTGGTTTTAATCAAGAAGACGGTTTTGAATACATTGAAACCAACCAAACAGTAGCACTTAAAAATGGTTCGGTTCAAGAAGAAAAATTCGACTTCTAATTATAGAAGCGGATTAGAAGATACTGTTATTGAAGATTTACAAAAACGTAATATAAATTTTCAATACGAAAAGAAAATAGTTTTATACTTAAAGCCTTCCACTAAGCACAAGTATAAACCAGATATACTTTTAGATAACGGGATTTTGGTGGAGATAAAAGGTTATTTTACTGCTAACGACAGGAAGAAACATCTTTTAGTGAAAGAACAAAATCCCGAGTTAGACATAAGATTTGTTTTTGGTAATTCTAAAAATAGAATACATAAAAAATCTAAAACAACTTATGCTGATTGGTGTATTAAAAATAATATTAAGTTTGCTGATAAATTTGTACCAGCAGAGTGGATAAACAACAATGAAAAATAACAAGGAGTTAAATTTATGGGAGAACACAATACTGAAAGCGAGTTTGTTAGGCATATACCGTGTACTAATCCAATTTGTATGTCTAGTGACGCTAATTCTTTATATAGCGACGGGCACACTTTTTGTTTTAGCTGCAATACTTATGTTGGTAGTACGGGTGTTATTGAGTCCAATAATAAAACATCTAAACAAATTGCTGATTTGGTGTTTGGTGATTTTATTCCGTTGCTTAAACGTAATATCACGTTGGAGAGTTGCCAGAAGTGGAACTACCAAGTTGGTAAAATTAATAACGAAATAGTACATATAGCTAATTATTATGATAAAGATAAAAACGTATCTTTTCAAAAATTAAGATTTAAAAATAAAGTTTTTAAAACAACTGGAAATATTAACAATGCTTTACTTTACGGTCAGCAACTTTGGAGACAAGGTGGTAAGAAAGTTTGTATATGTGAAGGAGAAATTGATTCAATATCTTTGTCGCAATTATTTAATCATAAATACCCAGTTGTGGGAATACCTAACGGTGTTAATGGTGCAGTTAAAGCATTAAAGAAACAACTTGAATGGTTAGAAAGTTTTGAAGAAATAATTTTATTCTTTGACCAAGATACCCACGGTCAAGATGCAGCCAAGGAGTGTGCAGAATTATTTACAGTAGGTAAATGTAAAATAGCTACATTTGAGTTAAAAGACGTTAATGATATGCTTGTTGCTGGACGTGGCGAAGAAGTTATCAAAGCTATGTGGGAAGCAAAAGAATATAGACCAGATGGAATTGTTTATGGTACTGACTTATGGAATTTAATTAAAGAACCAGTACCAGTAGCGGTTGCACAGTACCCATTTTCTGGTTTAAATAAAAAATTATATGGTTTAAGAAAGAGAGAAATAGTTACTGTGTGTGCTGGTACTGGGGTTGGTAAAACTTTATTTACTAAAGAACTTATGTACTCATTAATAAAACAAAATCATAAAATTGGTATCATATCTCTTGAAGAAAGTTTACAAAGAACTTGCCACGGTATTTTAGGAATTAGTTTAAACAAACGTGTTCATATAAAAGGAGTTAGTAATATACCAGCTAACGAACTTGAAGAAGCGTATAAAGATACTTTAGGTAGTGGCAAGGTATTTTTGTACCATAACTTTGGAAGCACAGAACAAGAAAATATATTTACTAGGATTAAATTCTTTGCAAAAGGTTTAGATTGTTCTTTTGTAATATTAGATCACGTTTCAATTTTAATATCTGGTCTTGATATTGTAGATGAGAGAAAAGCCTTAGATGTTTTATTTACTAAGTTAAGAACTTTAACTGAAGAATTAAATATAAGTTTAATTTGTGTGGCACATTTAAAAAGATTAGATGGAAACCAAGACCATACTGACGGAGTAGCTGTTTCACTATCACACATTCGTGGAAGTGCGAGTATAGCTCAATTATCAGATGCAGTAGTTTCTTTAGAAAGAAATTCAAATAAAAATGAAAACAAAACAATTATTCGTGTATTAAAAAACAGATTTTCTGGCGATACTGGAATAGCATCTGCTGTTAATTACGATATAACAACTGGAAGATTAATTGAAGAAAATGACCAAAACTTTATTTTTTGATATAGAAACAAACGGGTTAGACCCATCATTAATTCATTGTCTAGTAATAATAGACGAAAATGACAAAGAATTTACTTTTACAGGAAACGATATTCTGAAAGGAACAAAACTTCTCACCGACAACTTAATAGTTGGACATAATTGTATTGGGTATGACCTCCCCGTTCTCAATAAATTATTAAATTATTCTCACAAGAGAGAGTTAGTCCACGATACGCTTTGTCTTAGTCGCCTTATCTACCCTGACATCGCAAATAGCGTTGATGTTAAGTTGTTGGTGAGAGGTTCAATATCTAAACACTCAGTTGGTAAACACAGTTTAAAAAGCTGGGGAGAAAGATTACAATTTAAAAAGATTGATTACCAACAAAACAACCCAGATGCTTTTGAAAAGTTTGACGATAAAATGTTGGAGTATTGTATTCAAGATGTAAAACTTACTAAAAAGCTATACGAAAAGTTTATGTCTAAAGGCTTTAGTAAAGAAAGTATTGAACTAGAGCATAAAATATCTTTTATAACTAAAGAACAAGAATTACGTGGTTTTTATTTTGATGAAAAGAAAGCACAATCTTTACAAGCTAAGTTATTAGCTAAGTATAACGATTTAAAATTAAAATTAGAAAAAACTTTTATAGATTGGGAAGAAGATTTAGGAGAATTTATACCAAAGGTTAATAGTAAAAAGTTTGGTTATCAAAAAGGTGTACCAGTTAAAAAAACAAAATTAATAAAATTTAATCCATCTTCAAGGCAACATATTGCTAACAGATTAATAACTTTACACGGTTGGAAACCAAAAGAGTTTACGCCTACTGGTACGCCAATGATTGATGAAGACATATTATCTAACTTACCATACCCAGAAGCTAAACTATTAAATGAATATTTATTAATAGAAAAAAGATTGGGAATGTTATCCGAAGGTGCTAACGGGTATTTAAAAGTAGTTAAGAAAGGTAAGATACACACTTCTTACATAACCAATGTGGTTACTGGTCGTATGAGTTCTCGATATCCTAATTTACAAAACATACCAAATACTCATAGCCTGTATGGTAAAGAGTTTAGAGAACTATT